GTGCAGAAATACAAAGATGAGTTATCTATAAACGGTGATTTGTCATATCTTAATTTAGATTGGAAGCCAGTTGCTGTAATAGCAAAGTTTGTAGATATTGTCGTAAACGGTATGTCTAATAAGTCATACGATATAACGGCTTTTGCTCAAGATCCTTTCTCTGTGAAAAGCAGAACTGATTACGCTGCTGCTGTAGAGCAAGACATGAATACTAGACCTATGCTCGATAATATACAAAAAGAGCTAGGTATGGATATGTCCGTTACGGGTGATTTAAATAATCTACCTGAAAGTAAAGAAGAGTTAGACGTGCATCTTCAAATGACCTACAAACAAAATGTAGAAATAGCAGAAGAAGAAGTTATAAACAATGTTTTAAGTTTTAACAAATACGACGAGATTAAGAAAAGAGTAGCTTACGATTTAACTACTATTGGTATTGGAGCTAATAAAACTAGGTTTAATAAAGCAGAGGGTATTATTACTGAATACGTAGATCCAGCTAATATGGTTTATTCATATACCGAAGACCCTAACTTTGAAGACGTATATTACGTAGGTGAAGTAAAATCTATATCTTTACCTGAGCTTAAAAAAGAATTTCCTAATATATCGGAAGATGAATTAAGAAGAATACAAGAAACCCCTAATAATAGACAATATGTAACTGGTTGGGGTAATTATGATGAAAACACCGTGCAGGTAATGTATTTTGAATACAAAACTTACATGGATCAAGTGTTTAAAATAAAAAAGACAGATCAAGGATTAGAAAAGACGTTAGCAAAACCTGATACATTTAATCCACCTGAAAACGATAATTTTGAAAGAGTATCTAGGACTATAGAGGTATTGTACACTGGAGCAAAGGTTCTTGGTACAGATCATTTATTAGAGTGGAAAATGGCTGAGAATATGACAAGGCCAACAGCTGACACTACAAAAGTAATGATGAATTACTGTATATCAGCACCTAGAATGTATAAGGGACGCATAGAATCAATAGTTAGTAAAATAACAGGCTTTGCAGATATGATTCAACTGACGCACCTTAAACTGCAACAAGTAATGTCTAAAATAGTACCAGACGGTGTATTTTTAGATATGGATGGTTTAGCTGAAGTTGATTTAGGTAACGGTACAAATTACAATCCAGCGGAAGCATTAAATATGTATTTTCAAACTGGTTCTATTGTAGGTAGATCATTAACGCAAGAAGGTGAATTAAATAGGGGCAAAGTACCGGTACAAGAATTATCAACATCGTCAGGTCAAGCTAAAATACAAAGTTTAATTGGTACATATCAGTATTATTTACAAATGATTCGTGACGTTACTGGCTTAAATGAAGCAAGGGATGGTAGTGCACCTGCTAAAGATTCACTAGTGGGTTTACAAAAAATGGCTGCTAACGCATCCAATATCGCTACTAAGCATTTACTAGATTCTTTACTATATATTACGGTTAGAACTTGCGAAAACATTAGTTTAAAAGTTGCAGACGTATTGCAGAATCCTTTAAATGAAAACGCATTAACAAATGCTATCAGTACATTTAACACTAAAACTTTAGAAGAATTAATAAATCTGCAAATACACGACTTTGGTATCTATTTAGAACTTGAACCGGAAGAAGAACAAAAAGCTTTATTAGAACAAAACATACAAGTAGCTTTACAGACGCAGGCAATAGCTTTATCCGATGCTATTGACATTCGTCAAATAAAAAACATAAAACTTGCTAATCAATTCTTGAAGCTAAGACAAAAACAAAAGATAAAGAGAGAGCAAGAGCAACAACAAGCAAACATCCAAGCGCAGGCTCAAGCAAATGCAGAAGCCGCAGAAAAAGCTGCGATGGCCGAGGTGCAAAAGCAACAAGCGTTAACTCAAGAGAAAGTAAGTATAGAGCAAGCCAAGTCTCAATTCGAAATACAACGTATGCAAACAGAGGCTCAAATAAAAAGAGAGCTAATGGCTGAAGAGTTTCAATACAATATACAACTAGCTCAGGCTCAGATGAGTGCAGCAAAAGCAAAAGAACAAGAAATTGAAGATCGAAAAGATCAAAGAATAAAACTACAAGGAACACAACAATCTGAATTAATTAACCAAAGACAAACAGAAGGATTACCTAAAAATTTCGAGTCATCTGGAAATGATGTTTTAGGTGGGTTTGGTTTAGAAGAGTTTGGTCCTAGTTAGAATTACAAACAATTATTTAATTATATTATATTATGTCAGAAGTAAAACAAGAAGGCGATTTTAGCTTGAAAGGAAAAGCAAAAAAGCCAAAACAATTATCAAACACAGAACAAGCAACAGTTAAAGTTAGTATCAAAGAACCTTTGGTAGATGTACCTGATGCTATTACAAAAGTAGTAATTCCAAAAGATGAATTAAATCAAGATCCAAATGCCGTTCAAACACAAAAGACAGATGATAGCAATGCTGTTATCGAAGAATCAAAAAACAGTGCAGACAGCGAAGGAGTGGCTAAAGAAGTACGGAAGCCCGAAGAAGAAATAAATTCGCCTATACAATTAATTGAAGGAGATGGTGACGATGCACCAACAAATAATCAATTGCAAAAAGCTGCAGAGGAGCATAAGCAAGTAGCTGAGCAACGAGTTTTACCGGAGAACATAGAAAAGCTTGTCGCTTTTATGGAAGAAACAGGCGGGACAATAGAAGACTATACTAGGTTAAACGCGGATTATTCAAACGTTGACGACAAAGCACTATTAAAACAATATTATAAAAAAACAAAACCTTATTTAGAATCAGAAGACGTTAATCTAATGCTAGAAGATTACGATTACGACGAAGATATAGATGAGGAAAGAGATATACGCAAAAAGAAACTTGCGTTTAAAGAAGAAGTTGCAAAAGCTAAAAGCTTTTTGGAAGAAACCAAGAGTAAATACTACGACGAAATCAAGTTGAGACCCGGCGTAACTCAGGAACAACAAAAAGCAACAGATTTTTTCAACCGATACAACGAAGACGCTAAAGTAGCGCAACAACAGCACGAGGATTTTATGTCCAAAACTAATAAATATTTCGCTGAAGATTTCAAAGGTTTTGATTTTACAGTCAGTGATAAAAAGTTTAGGTATGGAGTGCAAGATCCTGCTAAGGTAGCATCTGAGCAATCAAGCATTAACAATTTTGTAAGTAAGTACTTAGACAAGAAAGGTAATGTAATCGATCCTCAGGGTTATCACAAAGCTATTTTTACGGCTACTAATGCGGATAAAATTATTAATCATTTTTACGAGCAAGGTAAATCGGATGCTACCAAAGAAATTATAGGTAAATCCAAAAATCCTAGCACGCAAGCAAGACCAGTAAATGGTTTTATTAATGGTTTAAAAGTTAAGTCTGTAACTAGTGGCTCTGATTCTTCAAAATTAAAAATTAAAAAATTTAACTAAAAAACAATTATTATGAGTTTAACTCCTCAATTTGGTAGCTTAATACCATCTCAAACACAACAGTTGTTATCTACAAACTACCTGCAATTTAATGCAGCTGGTGCTGGTGGAGCAACTTTCGCGCAACAATATTTGCCGGAAATTTATGAACAAGAAGTAGAGCGTTATGGAAACAGAACGTTATCTGGATTCTTAAAAATGGTTGGCGCTGAAATGCCAATGACGTCTGATCAAGTAATTTGGTCTGAACAAAACAGATTACATATATCTTATCAAGGTATTGGTATCGCAGCTAACGTTGGTACTACTAACGTAATTACTGTTGCTGGTAACGTAAGCAATGTTGTATCTATTAATGATACTGTTGTACTTTTAAATCCTGTAACAGGAGTTGAAGTAAAAGCTATCGTAACAGCTACTGTACCTGGGGCTGGTGGAAACTTTACAGTTGCACCTTTTAACGGAGCTGGTTTAGTTACTCAGTTTGTAGCAGCAGCTGTAACTGCAGGGGATATACCTGGTTTAAAAGTATTTGTATATGGATCTGCTTACACAAAAGGAACTAGCTTAGTTGCCGGTGGAGCTGGAAATTCAAATGCACGTATTAGCGTTGACCCTCAGTTAACTCAGTATTCTAACTCACCTATCATTATCAGAAGCCAATACCAAGTATCAGGTTCTGATATGGCTCAAATCGGTTGGGTAGAAGTTGCTACTGAAGATGGAACTTCTGGATATTTATGGTACTTAAAAGCTGAATCTGAAACAAGATTACGTTTTGAAGACTACTTAGAAATGTCTATGGTAGAAGGTGAGTATAACCAGATCGCTGCAGGTGCAAATGCCGCTGCGGGATTACCTGGAACTCAAGGTTTATTCTCAGCTATTCAAACTCGTGGAAATGTAGAAGTAGGGTTTACTGCTGCTGCTGGACTTGACGAATTTGATGCTATCTTGAAAAACTTAGATACTCAAGGAGCTATTGAAGAGAACATGTTATTCTTACAAAGACAAACGTCTTTAGATTTTGACGATATGCTAGCTGCAATCTCTGGAGGTGCTCAAGGTGGTACTGCTTATGGATTATTTGAAAACTCTGAAGAAATGGCATTGAACTTAGGGTTCTCTGGATTCAGAAGAGGTTCTTATGACTTCTATAAGACTGACTGGAAATACTTAAACGATGCTTCTACCCGTGGAGGAATTGATGGTATTAGCTCGATCGAAGGTGTATTAGTACCTGCTGGAACTTCTACAGTTTATGACCAAATCTTAGGAACTAACATCAGAAGACCTTTCTTACATGTAAGATATAGAGCTTCTCAATCTGATGATAGAAGAATGAAGTCTTGGTTAACTGGTTCAGCTGGAGGCGCTGCAACATCTGATTTAGATGCAATGCAAGTAAACTTCCTATCTGAAAGATGTTTAGTAACTCAAGGTGCTAACAACTTTGTATTATTCAAAGGAATCTAAGGATTCAAATTAATGTAGTAGTTACCCTTGTTGAACTGACAGGGGTAATTATTACTTTTATACGACGATAGCCTACTACTATTATTATATACTAGCTATTGTCACACTTACAAACTATTTAATTATATTATATTATGGCTGCAAAAAAAGCACCAGCAAAAAAAGTTGAGGTTGCTCCTCAGCAAAAGGAAGTGGCTAAAGCCGCTCCAAAAGTAGAACCAACAAAACCAAGTTGGGAAATAAAAGATAGAGTATATTTTTTAAAAGGTAATAAATCCCCTTTAACTCTAACGATACCAGGTAGGCATACTAAAAAGCATGCTTTACTTTATTTTGACATAAAATCTGGAAAGCAAAGAGAGATAAGATATGCTACAAACCAAGAGTCTCCTCTTGTTGATGAACAAAAAGGAGAATGCACTATGGGGCATATAAGATTTCTTGATGGTACATTAACTGTACCTAAAGAAAAACAAAATTTACAAAAATTGTTATCCTTATATCACCCTTTAAAGGGTAAAATATACGAGGAATTTAGTGCCATTGAAGAAGCCGAAGATGAATTAGACATATTAGATATGCAAATTGACGCTTTGAATGCTGCTAGAGAAATGGATATTGATCAAGCTGAAGCTATATTAAGAGTTGAATTAGGCTCTAAAGTTAGCGATATGAGCTCTAAAGAATTAAAAAGAGACTTAATGTTGTTTGCTAAAAACAATGCAGAATTATTCATAGATTTAGCAAATGATGAGAATGTGCAACTAAGAAACGTAGCTATTAGAGCTTCAGAACTTGGTATTATAATTTTATCGCAAGATCAAAGAACATTCACCTGGGGATCTAATGGAAGGAAGCTAATGACGATTCCTTTTGATGAAAATCCTTACTCTGCTATGGCTGCTTACTTTAAAACCGAT